ACTCAGGAGTCCAGTCGTAATAAATCATTTCGACAGTCATTATTTTCCACCTTTGTATAATTTTTCTTTTATCATAGTCAACTGGTCATCCGTCAAGATGCTGAGTGCTTCTTGAGTTTTAGAGTCAGAATAACCAAAGTATTCCTTAACAAGACGAAACGATTCTGTCTCGGCATCTTTTTTGTGCCATTTCGAGAATCGCTTCTTCTTAGGTATACTATTTAGTAAATAAGAAAATTGCCAATCGTTCGGGATACCTCCACGCTGATTTAATTCGTTAGCGTGAAGAACCGTATCGGGGAAATATGACAGACCACGATTGACGATGAAAGGAGAGTAATCCTTGTTCGCCAGTGGGTCTTCTGCGAAAAGATCCTTCTTAGTTAGGTTGATTGCATTGAGGAAATCAAACGGACTCATAACCTTTAACCCATCCCTCTGCGAAGAGATCCGCTTCGTTTTCGTTGGGGAAAGACTTGAATCCGTTGAAGTCGTCCACGGAGTCGAATACAACCACACCCCACTCACCGTTGGTTGTTCGATGGACTCTAGCGTTACGTGTACCTTCTTGGTACTCACTTATAATTGGTGTCATGATAAAAATCCTAATTCAACGAGAGTCTTCTCAGAGCATGCGAATCGTTTCCCTGGGAATCTCTCTTTCAACACAGCTTCGATCTCGTCTTGGTTCTTTCCTTGAGCCATGAATGTCATGGTGTCTCGGCTATAAACGTAGAGCATATCGTTCTGTTTTTCAATAACAATATGGGTAAGGTCTTCGGCTTCTTCTTTCGTAGCCTGACTCACAAGTTCTTTGATCAGTCGTTCAGCATGGCGCTCTCGAGCATTCCATCCGTGGACTGCTCCAGTCAAGTACAGCACGACTGCGCCAACAATGTATGCTAAAAATAGTAGAACATCTTCCATATCACCCTCACTTGAATTTGCAGTTAGCCATAATCTCGGTTAATGCTGCCATGATATTTAGTTCATGGTCGGCGACGAAAGCAGCTTTGTACTGATAATCGGCGAGGGTAATAACCAACTGAGGAATGCTGGCTTCAACCATATTGGTGGAGGCTGAATCGTACAATTCACGAAACAGGCTAGTTGTATCGGCATCTGACTGCTTGGCAACCCACTTACGGACTTCTGTGAAGTTCTTCTCTTTCAGAAGTTTCACTAGGTCTTTAAATGATTCCTGTGACATGTTCACTAGGATACCTGAGTCGATTTTACCTGACACAGAGTAACGTTGCAACTCGCCGAGGATACGACGATAGTCAGGGAAGTGTTTAGTGATCAGTTCTGCTACAACCTTAGGATCGAACTCAACTTCTTCTTGTTTCAGAATGGTAGTGGCACGTTTGAAGAACTGAGCAGCAATGAGTTGCTTGTCCGAGTTTTCAATCTTGAATTCAATCACAGCACAACGACTGTGGAGAGGTTCAATGATACGATTCTTAAAGTTACAAGTGAAGATGAATCGGCAGTTGTTACTGAATTCTTCGATGAAGGAACGTAACGCTGGCTGAACGGACTGAGCGTTCATATAGTCAGCTTCGTCGATAATAACGACTTTCTTAGAGTCGGTCAGCGAGATTGTTGAAGCGAAACCACGGATGGTCGTTCGCAATACGTCAATGGAACGACCTTCGTCAGATCCGTTGATCATAATATATTCAGCACCGATCTCGTTACACAGTGCTTTAGCTACGGTGGTTTTACCTACACCAGCTGTACCTGAGAACAGGAACGTGGGCAGTTCACCTTGTGCGATATATTCTTTGAAAGTCTTCTTGAGACTCTCTGGCAATACACAGTCGTCAATCTTTTGTGGACGGTATTTTTCTACCCACAGAAACTGGTTTTCTTGACTATCAATCATAACAAACTCCAAACATAATAAAAAGGAAAGAGGGGACTAGCCCCTCTCTAATCAGAACTCGAAAGTCGAGTCGGCTTCAACAGCTACGTAGTACACCAAGTCGGTGTTCGGTGCTTTAAATCGAGAGATTTTCTTGCTGGAGATTGACACTTCATAATCGCCTGGAAGCATCTTCAAGTTTTCTACTTTCAGGTTAACACGGAAAGTCTTGTCTGACTCGCCGACTGGTTCACTGAAAGAGTTACCAGAAGCATTCTTCTTGTCTCCAACGATGGCAGTAACCTTAGTACCATCACCAACGATTGATACGTCAGCTGCACGTAGAACAGAAGCAGTCTTATGGATCATGTTCAACATAGCTGCAGAGAGGTTGAAGTTGATTTCTGCATCAGGGAATGTGATTGCTTTCTGAGGTGCAACCAAAACAGAAGCGTCAGCAGCGAAGAACTTAATCTTCATGTTTCCTTGGCTGATTGAAACATACTTGTCTTGGAAGTCCAACTCTGGATCTTCGAACAAAGACATAGCACCCAAGAACTCGTTCAGATCGTAGATCGCAAAATCAGGGAAAGTCTCGGTTGTGGTAGCATCAGCCATCACGTTCTTCTGGGCACTGATTGTAGCCAGTTTGTTACCTTGCTTCAACAGCAAATTGCTATTGATGCCTGCAAAGTTTTTAATAAGGGCTACGGTTTCTTTACTAAGTTTCATTATTATTTCTCCTATCAAATGAATACATTACTATGTATAAAAGATTATGCCTCAGAATCACTCCCAAGGCAAATATATTTTACCAGTCAGAACTTGCGGAAGAACTGAATGAGTCGCTGGAACTAGAACTCCAAGAGTCTGAGGAACTAGAACTGCTGGAAGAACTAAAGGTATCGCTAACTGACTTGCGAGAGTCTGAGTCATCGAATCCCCAAGAAGATTCGTTCACCTTGACACTAACGCTACCAGTCTGACGGTCTTCTGTAACAACACCACTCTGAGAGTTGTGGTTACTATTCAACAGACTGTTAATCACCATACCCATGGCAACATCACTTAAGAAGTTGTCATTGTGGTCAATCATAGACTGAGTCGGGCTTGGCGCATACATCGGTGTTGATGGAGCAGCAGATACTTTGGGAGTAGGTGGAGGAGTCGAGAGAGTCTTCTTCATAGCAGCCTCTCTGCTCTTAGCCCTTAATTTCGCAAAGTATTCTTCAGACTCACGCTGTTGTCGTTCAATCTTTTCACGATGGGCTTTCTGTTTATTTCCAATGTACTTAAACAGTCCGTAGATTAAACCCACCGTTGCCAGAACAACAACAATTGCTAGAATGTCTTCCATTATCGACCCACCACAACTTGACCCTTGAAGTCAAACGGAACAACAACAGTATTTACCTTACCATTCTTAATACCTTCAGCGATATCAGCATTGGCTTTAGCGTTCATGTAAGCGATAGATTGGCTACCTTGATTAGACAGAGCCTGCATACGACGGGCTTCAGCTTCGGCAGTCTTCACTTCAACTTCTTTCTGCTTGAATTCGTTCTTAGCACGAACCAGAGCATTGGCAGAATCAACAACAGTGTCAGCTGGCATAATGTTACGAACCAGAACCTGAGAGATAGTGATAGAACCATCCAACTTCTCGTCGGCAAGAGTCTTAGTAATCAATTCCTTGATTTCAACTTCCATTGGCGAACGGTTGTCGTTCATATCCAGTGCTTCGTACTTACGTGCAGATTTGTATACAGCGTTACGTGTGGCGTTGTAGATGTAGTTATACATCAGGTAAGTATCGCCATCATGTTTAGCGTGGAACGATTTGTTCTTGCTGTTATAGATTTCAGCGACTTGGCTTCGGTTGATGTTATATGTAACGATCAAGTCAAAGTCTTTCATTGTGCTGTTGTCTTTTGCCAACGGAGTGAGGTCGTCAATCTTAACAGCAACTTCTTTAATCGGGAATGTCAGAACATCACCAACAAGGGTTTGATTCCAAGAGCCTTCAGCCAACTCATTGTTGCTAATCTGCTTAGACATGTCAACACGGAGACCAACTTCACCAGTTTCGATTCGAGTACAGCCAGTAGCCAAAGCCAACAGACCAACGATCATACCAATTTTCAAAAACGATTTCATTTTCTTTCCTTAGAATAAAATAACAAAAGCAGTCATTACAACAAAAGCGATTACTGCAGTGACCAAACTGTAGATGCCATTACGGAACATCTTCACCTTAGCTTCTGTGGGCGAGTGCCAGAAGAAACTAATTCCCAAGAATATAATAGCCCATACTGCGATAAAGGCTAGAACCATTCTAATCATACACGACCCTTTCGGAACAACTCAAATTCTTCGACCAGTCGTTGGTGTTCTTTATGTGAGCAGTAGAGAGTCCACTCACGAACGATATCCTTATAGGTCACACGTTGGTCGCCAGCACCTTCAGTAGTTACTGTTGGCTCACTTAGGATGTGACCAATGATAGTCTTCTGGGTAGTACCTTCGATGATACGCTCGATGGAGAATGCATTGATTGCTGCCCAGTCAACAGAGTATCGTGCTTCAGCATACTCACCTTCAAGACGAAGGCGATACATTTCTACTTGAGCCTGTAGATTCTCTACCTGTCGTTGGAGTGCGATGTTATCGTTCTCCAACTTGTGGTCATCGAGAGTTTTTACGGGTTTTGTTTTGAATAGGCAAGACAGCATTTTCATCCTTTGAATACTTAACATCATGTTCGTGTAGGAACATCAAACAACACATGGCGTGTGCCAAGTGGTGAATACCAGACTCTGGGTCTAGCGTTTCTCCTTGTTTCCAAGCCCACACATGACGCTGCATTGCTGCAAAATAACGTCGCTTGGAATCAGGAACCAGTTGCCAGTTGTCTGGCGCATACTTCTGAGCACCGAAGGTTAGGACTTTAACCATTTCCTCTTGTGCAATTGGTGGGATTAAGTCGTAACGAAGTTTATCGCTATCAAACTTACGACCATCGGGTTGTTCTTTCTTTGTCATCTTCTCTCCAATGATATCAACTCTGGGCACTCAGAGAATACCCAGAAGCAACTCACTTAGGCTGAGCGAGTGAAGACTTGAGCGCCACCGATGGCGTTAGCCAATGCAACCATTTTACGTGTTGGCTTGCCGATACGGTACTTAGCAACCTCGCTGCCGTTTACAGTGGCAGTGTTTGCATAAACACAGTAGCCTTGCTCACGCAAATTACGAATAGCAGAAGCTGGGTGTTGGATACCGAAAGAAGAACGGATCTGCTTTGCAGTGAACTCTTTACCCTTTTGTAGATGTGTCAATAGCAATTCTTGTTTAGACATAAACTCTCCATAATAAACCATCATAACGAAAAAAGTCGTCTAGGGCGATGGCAATACCCTAGACGACAGGAAAACTCTAATTAGATTGTGATACCATTCTCACGGAGAATAGCGTTGAAGTCTTCGGTCTCGTCGTCGAATTCCACAGACTCATCAACGATGGCTTGCAGTCGAGACTTTTCCAGCTTGGCTTCTTTTTGTACAGTCTTAGCAACAGGTGCTTTGACTTTCACCACTTTGGCACTAGCCAGCTTGGCAACTTTTGCCTTAGCCTTAGCCACTGGAGTGGTTTGCTTGTCAGCCAATTCCTTGGCATATGCAGACAGTTCTGCATCAGTTGGGACTGGGAGTTGGTATACACCACGCTCAACTTTGTTCTTGTTGAACAACCAGTTAGGGTAACCAATCTTCTCACCCTTAGCACCAGTACGTGAGTCACGTAGAGTGTAATAGATGGAAGCACATTCTTTCAGCGTGATTTGGGGAGCCTTCTTGTACTGAGGATTAGACTCGAGTACGGCGACCACGAAACGCTTTTGAGAAAGGGAAAGAGCAGCAAATTTCAACATAATATATCCTTTAAAAAAGAAGGGGTTTTTCAACGATTTCAGAGATTATTATACACCAAGATTCATTGAAAGGCAAGTTCTTTCTGCAATAACCCTACAAGTCTGAGGGGAATCCAGAACCCCGTAGATACAGGGTTTGGAGGGAGCTAAGACCCTGTAGGATACAGGCTTTTAGAACGGGATTTCGTCTGCAGGAGAGGGAGCTTTAGGGGCTTCTGCAACAACAGGCTCGGGTTCGGGGTTAGCGACCTTCTCGTACAAGTCGATGAATGCAGTCTTTGTGGCTGCATCGAAACGATTACAGCAGAGTCCAACAGCCTTTTGCTGATTCTTAAAGATCGCAAAAGCACGGACAATGTGAATCATACGACGAGTTGTGATAGTTTCGTCAACTCCACCATCCTCAAAAGTACGACGAATAGCATCCGCCCACTTCACGAGGGTCTCTGCAAACTCAGGGTCTAGACAACCATAAGTCTCCATGAGATTCTTAATAATCTTAACTTCAATCTTAGAGTTAGGATAATCCTGCTCAAACGTAACTGCGAAACGCTCCAAGAATGCTTCGTTCAATACGTTGGTACCAATATAGCGACCATCGTCACTACCTTTACCTTTGGTGTTCGCTGTAGCAAAGACGTTGAATCCTTCTTTAGGAACAATCATCTCGTTCTTCAGTTTGAAGTAGTATGGTTTACCTTCAAGGATTGGTTGCAAGCAAAGCAGAGTGTTTGCAGAGCCAGCGTCAATTTCGTCCAACAGCAGAGCAGTACCATTGCGCATGGCGATGAGCACTGGACCTTCTACAATCTCTACGTTACCTTCGTTCAGAGTCTTAGAACCGATGAGTTGTTCTTCGTCTGTCATCATGTTCAGGTTCACACGAATCAGAGGACGCTTATGCTTTGCGCAAATTTGCTCGACCATCGTGGACTTACCGTTACCAGTTGGACCACTGATGTAGGCTGGGTAAAAGATTTGAGACTTGATGATGTGCTCCAAGTCTGTATGATTACCGAAAGGAACGTAGTTAGTATCCTTCTTAGGAATCAAGGCTGACATATCGGTGTAGTCCACCACGAATGATTGCTCCACAGTTTCTTCTTTCATAACAACATTTCCAGCGACCTGTGTGCCACCATCAATCGCATAAAGACCACGACCAACTTTGTTCTTCATCAACCAAAGAGGATACTTGCTAGTCTTCATGTTCTCCATAACAGACATCAGTTGTGGTCGGGAAACCTTACCATCAATAATTGCCTCTGGATACATCTCGTTGAGTTTAGCCTCGAAGGACTCACGGAAATTCATATCAGTTTTTGCCATCACATTCTCCATAATATACACCTATTATACAACATCTAATCTTGCAAGACAAAAGTCTTATGCAACCAAAGCAATGAATCTGTTCAACAGAACTCGGCTTGTCTTCTTAACGTTCAAATACTTGCCAAAGTTTCTTGCAATTGCTCTAGAATTTGCCTCAGCACTAACTTCTAATTCACCCTCTTGAATCTTGGTAGACTCTTGCGGGATTAAGAACAAGTCATCACGACCAGTATTCTTCAAAGAAGCAAAACCATTTTGCTTGAACTCTTTTCTCCAAGCCTCAATCACCGAGTATGAATCGCCACGGAATCTTGGTAGGTTGCAGTTAAGAACACTGTTCAGATTACCACGACGATTCTCACAGATATGGAAACCAACAACTGAGATGTTGTGGCGATCCTTGATCATTCGCAGGATGGTTTCAGTCTGTAAAGCAGAGTGACGATCCAGTTCGTATGTCTTCTGAGTTTGTTCGTCTCGAATCAAGTGCTTGATCTTAATCTTCTTGTAAACACCGTTGGTATAGATACTGCGACTATCATCGAAGTAACGTCCACCGAAGTGATGTAATGCACCACCTTCGCCATCGGTAAGAGTAATGAAAGTCATCTTCTCAATACCACTGTTCTTGATGTACTCACCGATGTTTTGATAACACCAAACAAGAGCCTCGTTCAACGGAGTGCCACCAGTAGCGTAACCAGTATTCCAAGTGAAGCGATGGTCAAGAATACGGCGAGACATCGTATTGAATTCACTGGTAGTCATCTTGTTAGAGAACAATTCCAGCAGATGGAAACCATCAGTATTGGCAACAAGGTTTTCTTTAGTGGCGTGTTTTCTAGCAGCGAATTCTCTACGGTCTTCGTGGTACTTTCTAAACTCGTCAACAGACAATGTGTATCGCAGATCTTCGTTATATGAAGAAGTGAAAGCATACACACGGTATGGAATCTGAACACGGTTGCAGAACATAGCCAAGTTGATAACCTGTTTCATGGTATCAATCAGAACATCGTTCATTGATCCAGACCAGTCCACAAGCATCATCATTCCATGGTTCTTACCCTTTGGAATAGTAGTGACACGCTTGAACAGATCGTCCTGAAGTTTGTATGCATAGATTTTACGCATGTCCAGAGAACCAATCTTGGATACCTGAGCACGTTTGTACATCTGAGCAGACTTCTTCATCTCGAATTCTTTTACGAGATAGTTCACAGTGCGAGTTGATTCTGTCTTGAATGCATCGAAGTCACCAGAGAATTGAGCATAGAATGCATCACGCTCGGTCTCAGACATGTTACGTGTCTGCCAGTCTTTCTCACTCATCTCGTCGTGTGTCCAAGTCTCTGGGTTTCGAGTTTCATTCAAAACAGTCTTGTAACCAACGATCGGATTCTCGTAGTATTCGTTATCGAATTTCCAATAGATGTACTCAGTGCTTTCATCAGCGAGGTCTTCCAGCTTTGAAGCAAAGGCACGTTCTGTCTTTGACTCTAGATCTGGCTCTTCATCTTCTTTCTTGGATTCGTCAGTTGACACATCAGACTTATCGACAGGGTCGAGTTGATCATCTTCTTTGTCAGATGGCTTTTGTTCCCACTCACCATCTTCATCAAAGTCGAAGTCTTGTTCGATGGGATCCATGTCGTCTTGGTCTTCTGGATCCTCAGCTTCTTCAGAGTCTTGAGGATTCTCAGCCTTCATACGCTCTTTACGCTCTTCAGCTTTTTGCTTGGAGTATTCCCATACTTCTTTGGCGAGTTGGATGACGTCTTCAACAGTTTCAGTACGTTCTGCACGGTTGACAAGAGTCTTCTCTTCTGGAGAGAATGTGACACCACATTGGAATCCAGCTTTGAAGTATAGGTTGATTTTGTCGATCAACAGTAAGTCGTCAAGAGACGGGACTTGCTTCACACCGAAGAAGTCACGTTCATTTAATTGCATGTATCCTTCGTTCATCTTCTTGCGAAGACCTGGATACTTACGCTTGATCAATTTCTCAATACGTACGTCTTCCAGTACGTTGAGATACGATTGAATCTTAGGGTTCTCTTTGATTGGATCCATGTACTGGTCAAGAGTGTACAGAGCATGACCAACTTCATGACCAATCAACATGTCCTCAATCTCGGGAGTCATGTCTTTCCACATCGGCAAAGTCAACACACGTGACTTGATATCAAACGATGCAGTTTGTGTACGTGCTCGAACAACTGATAAGTTTTCGGTTGCCAGTAGTCGAGCAGATAGGTCTGTTGCTTTATTTTCCATTATACAGTTGCCTCAGAGAAGGCATTGTCCATCTCAATTTCAGTTAGATATTGTTCAATATGTGGGCGATTGCTCAGTGTCACAGGGAGAATGCTCGAGAATTTACATTCGTCTTCGATGCCATACTCGAAACAGAGTTGAGCCAGTTCAAAATCATCAAAGCCAGTCCACATGTTTTGCATACATTCCTCCATAATATACATCTATTATACCCTAACTAAGAATGCAAGACAACCCCTATGTTGCCACAGGGGTTGCAGGGAGACTTAGAGTGGTGTCCAAGCAGGGCGAGGAACATTGTCCCAAGCACTTGGAGGAATCACTGTGTTACCGTTGTCTTGAACAGGTGCAGTAAAAGCATCTTCAGGTGCTTCTTCAGCGTTCAATTCACCGATAACTTCGTAACGGCATGCACGACCTTTAGTGTCGTTGTAGTCGCTAGGAATAGACACAACGTCTGCTGGGTTGATCTTAACGATCATGATACGCTCACCACCAAAGTGGTTCAAGTAACCCAACGAACAGAAGTGCAAACCTGACGAACAAGTGCGATCCTTGTTGTCGTCCACTTCGTTACGCTCCATCTCAACAACTTTACCAACAGAGTTGTCCATGGTGCCAGTGTGGCAGTCCATGTAGTTGTCACGGACTTTCTTGTAAGCCAAGAAGCAACCATCTGGAGTGATAGGGAGTTGGCTCTTTTCCAAGAAGCCATACAACTCATCAACAGAACGCTTCGATGGGTTCTTGTACAAGTTCTCCATGAAGTTCACCATCGGTTCGATAGGGAAGCCGTCCTGCAACATCTGGATCATACGAGCAGACATCGAGTTGTGGAGTTCTTTACCTTTCCAGTAGAGAGTCTCGCCTTTGACAGACACATTACCTTGCCCGTAGTTCAAAACCACTTTCTTAGGTTCGATGATGTCCTTCACTGTATCCCAATCTTGGGCTTTGATAGCTTCAAGCACCTTAGTGTAGGTGATATGGGTTTTAGAGATGGTGTGGCTTTTATTGCCGATGACAACAACGATGTTGTTGCCTTGGATGAGGAACGGATATGCCATGATTAAATACCTTTCACATTGTCAATTAAATTTACTTACTCTGCAATAGCGGATGTTTTTGCAGAACAATCAAGGTTATCCAAAAGAGGATAACGCTCTTTCACGATAGCGAATTCGCTAACGATCGCTTTCACTGCTGCATCGACATTGAAATTAACTTTCTTGCCATAAGCAGAGTACAATTGACGAAGAGCATGCTCACTAAAGTTCACACGTTTGTATCCGTCAAATTTCTTGATGAAGTTTTTGTATGGGCTACCATCCTTAACTTCATCGTGTCGAGTGTTCATCTGGTCACCATAGCGACCACCAACGTAAGAGAACATCTCAACGCTACCCTTAACCATGTTCATGATAATGTTATTATCTGGAACACCAAGAGATTGTTCGATAAACTTCTCGACATTAACCCAGTTAGACTGAGCCTGCACTTCTTTCAAGTCAGTTTTACGTACACCGTAAATCTCAATATTCTGGAAAGCAGCGATGCCACTAGTCTTCATATACTCACGAAGTACCTTCGCATCAGTCATACCGCTATCAGAAACCACAACGTAACCAGAAAGAGGAACGTAGTAGTGAGTCTTAGTGGCGTCAAAGTCTTTCATTGTACCAGCATTCACCCACACGACAGAGTCAGTGTTGTAGCCACGTGTACGTTTCTCCATACCGAGAATCGAAACATTACGACCAACGCTAGAATCTTTGCGAGGTTTCTGCTCCAAGTCACTAACCATCTTACGACGAGTCTCAGGTGGGTTGCACAAGTCAGTGAAGAACTGGTCTGTGTTCATTTCCTTCGAGAAGTCAGCCTTCTGCAAGACATAGACTGTACGGCTATATGTCTCAATTTCAGCTTTGCGATAATGATACTTAGCACGTTCACCAC